TCACTGGACTCCCGCTTTGGCAATTGATCCCTGTCTCGGAACGTCACCTTGTGCGTGCGGGGAGTCAGGGAGGCGGAACTGCTCCAGTGCGGACATGCCTTGGAGGGACTGCTCGGCCAGCACCTTCGCGTAGACGGCCGAGGTGGTCTGGATGTCCCGGTGCCCGAGCCACTCCTGGACGAGCTTGATGTTGCCGGTCGCCAGCAGCAGCCGCGTCGCGCAGGTGTGGCGCAGCGCGTGGGGCACGCACTCCTTCTCGTGTGCGAGATGTGTCCCCTTGATGGCCCACTTCCACAGGCGGTCGGCCCGCGTGCGATTGAGCATCGAGAAGGGGCCTTCCGTCGTGGCGCCCAGGGCGTCCCTGCGGCGCCTCAGAACCTCGGCGACACGGGAGGTGCAGGGTAGGGTGCGGGGGCGCCCCTTCTTGAGCGTCTCGTGCCGCCAGAAGCGCACATGGAGGCGCCCGCCCTGCTCGACGACCTCCGACCAGCGGATGCCGAGCGCCTGGCTCATCCGGCAGCCCAGGTCCGCCAGGCACACGAACAGGTCGCGGTAGTCGGCGCCGTCGCGCACGCGGGGGTGCCCGCCGGCAGGGCCGTTCGGGAGAGTGTCCCACTCCAGCATCCGGGCCAGGATCATTTCCTCGTCCTCGGGGGTGAGCACGAAGGTGCGGGCGTTGTCGCGCTCGTCGGTCGGGCGGTACTCAGGCACTTCGCCCACATACGTCCCGGACTTGCGCTCGCGTTTCAGTAGGGACAGGAGGCACTGCATCTTGCGGTTGACGGTGGCTGGCGCTGCTCCGTCTGCCAGCATCCGCTTGGACAGGCCGTTCACCGCCGCCTGGTCGATGGCGTTGATCGGGGTGTCGGCGCCCAGGTAGCCCATGACCACCTTGCAGTTGGTCCTGATGGTGTCGATGGATCGCTTCCCGCCCCAGAAGATCGGGTCGTCCAGCGCCTCGCTCATGGCGACCTCCAGCGTTCGCGCCCGTGCCTTGGCCTTCGCCACGGCGATCTGCGCGGATCGCGTCTTGCCGCGGATCAGCTCGCGCAGGGCGTCCTCGGGGATGTCCGGGTCGTTGCGCAGCGCGTCCAGGACAGCCTGTTCCTTGCGCTCGGCTGCCACGCGGTCTCGGGTGCCGGTAGAGAGGCGCACGCGCCGGTATCCCTCCTGCACGTCGAGCATGTAGTAGCGCTTGTCGGGAGCGCCGGCCGCAGGGGCGGTGCCCTTAAGCCGCAGAGCCATAGTCGTTCTCCAGAAATGAAAAAGGCCCGCATAGCGGGCCTCGGTGTTTCAGTGATTGTGGTGTCGCTTACTTCCCGGCAAGAACCTTGCGGTTCACTCGCTCGGCGAGCGAGGCGAGCCAGTGCAGGGCTTTCGTGGTCGGGAAGATCAGATTCCTCTTGCGGTAGGCGGGATCGGGGCGCTGTTCCAGAAAATCAGGCCCCGGTTCCCGGTTTCGCTTGATCGAGGACAGGTCCAGCACATTTCGGCTGACTGCCGAGGGAGACAGGCCGCCGAGGGCGCGCTCCAGGTCGAGCTGCTGGATGCCCGGCTCGTCCACCACCGAAAGCAAGGTGAGGATTCGCGTGGCGGTGATGTCCTCGTCGATCTCCTCTCGGAAAGCAGACAGGGCAGTTTTAAGGATGGCCGTCAGGTCTTTCTGCGAGAGCTGCATACGTTTACTCTTTGTGTCACTAAGGGGATAGTTCCCGCTTGGGGGCTTCTACCAATGTTGAATGGTGGCGCCGCAGGGTCAGGATGGCAAGGCCCAAGCCGACATTGATCCGGTCGCCGTCAATGCGGTCGATCCAGAATCCGCGCTGCCAGGGGGTTACTTGGGTGTCGAGGTCAATAGAGAATCCAAGGGCTTTCACGGGCATACCACTTATAGTGCTGGTCCTCCCGGCATCCTGCCGCGCGGACACTTTCCATCGCGCCCGTCCGTTGGCGCTCCACGAAATACTAGGGGTTGCGTGGATAAATCAGTCAGGCGCGAACGGTAGGAACAGCATCACCGCTACGGTGATGAATGCTCCTACTGTGGCGAGCAGGAAAAGAACCTGCCCGATCCTGACTGCTGCGGCCGTCAACTTACGTCCTTGCGCGCTCATGGCGTGAGATCGCCCCCTGTGCGTGAGCGGAGCGTTACCGCCCCGTGAAAATTGTTGCAGGCGATGATGAGTGTTTGCCCGTAGAAATCAAGTACCGCAGGTGAGATTGATCCCGGTTCGTCGCAATCGCTAATCACGCCGGCTGCTCCTCCAAAGTGATGGATTCCCCGCGCGAAGCAGGATGAGCGATGTCCCACCCGCCATCGCTGGCGGGAAGGACCGCGAACTGCACGCGCCGCTCAAGCAGCTCAGCCAAGAAGTACAACGCCTCCTCGCTTGACATGACGTGCTCGTTCTGCATTACGGCCAGTCCCGGCCGGCGATGGCCTCAACAATGAACTCAGACTCGACGATCAGCAGAGGGCCGATCTGGACTACCGTGACAGCGTGAAGGATCGTGATTTCCATTTTTCCTAACTCCGGTTGGTGATTACGGGCAGCGGCCGCCGGGCAAGGCGACCCAAATGGTGATGAAAGGCAGCGGGTTGATGCACCAGCGGCGGTTGTAGGGGGACCAGTGCGCGCCGATCCACGCACTGCCCCATCGAAAGAGGAGGCCGGCTCTCACGCCGGCTCCAACAACGCGGCTTTCGCCTCGTCGATGTCGAACTCCAGCGCGTTGTCGAAGGCGCCGTTGCCGCGCATGTTGTCGAGGATTCTCTCCTCCAGCGCGTCAGCGTCCTCGTCCACGGTCGCCATGTACGCCAGCAGCAGGGACATGAGTTGGTTGTGGTCCCATGCGGTGACGAAGCCGGGCCAGGTGCCCAGGTCATTCGAGTAGAAGCTGTGGAATCCCGAGCGGCTCGTGTGCCGCTCACGGATTACGCGCTCCAGCTCCTCGCGCCGTGTGCGGCGGAACATGCGCCGCGCCAGCTCGTCGCTTACGCTCAGGTACACGCGGTCGGTGGCGAAGTTGTAGAAGCGCGGCGAGTCCATGCTCTCGAACCTCGCGTGCTCCGCGCTCAGGCCGAGCGATTGCACCAGCCAAGCCGCGAACTGCTCGGCATAGCCCTGCGCCAGTGCGCGGTGGTTGTAGCTCACCTGGCCGTGAAGCACGTCGGTGACTTCGCCGATGTCCGGCGAGCAGCCGTGCTCGCGCTCCAGCTCAACGCGCAGCCACTCGGCTACGCTCTCGAACGCACTGTCCAGCTCGGCATCCCACGCGCTCTGGTAGAAGCCTGCGAACGGAATCTGCATGTTTCGCATCGTTACTCCTCCTCGTCCTCGTCGTCTGCCATGTCGTCGCCGGCTTCCTCGCAGGCCCGTTGCAGCACGCCCCAAATCTCGCGGTACTCGACGTATTGGCCTACGCCGATGCGCTCGAACTCGTCGGCGTTGCTGCCGATCAGGCCCTCGTCGCGCGCCTCGTCGATGTAGGCGGCGCGGTACAGGCTCGACGAAAGCCACCGCAGGCGGCCGGAGTTGTAGACATCGACCAGCCCGTCGCACTCCTCGCCCTGCGCGTCGTCCCACTCGTCGGAATCGCGGTCGGCCAGGCGGTCGGCGACCTCCTCGCACATGCGGTATTTGAAGTCGTCGGGCGGCATGTCGCCGTGCGCCTCGCGCACCGCTTCGCGCATCCACTCCTCAGCGTCGTCGGCCATGTGGACAAAGGTGGTTCCATCGGCGCGCTTGTCGGTGACGAAGGCGCGGCTAAGCGCCTCAGCGGCGCGCTTGCGGTGGTCGGTCATGTCAGCTCCAAAAATGCAAAGGCCCGCGCTAGGCGGGCCGTGGTGTGCGGTGGTGTGCGGCGGTTACCAGTCGTCGCGGCCGTCGCGGCAGCGGGCCAGAAGCCCCATGCGGTACTCGGAATCGGAGGCGCTGTAGCCGTAGCCCTCGGCCCACCAGCACAGCTCCAGCACGTCCAGCGATTCGCGGGAGTGCTCCAGCTCGTCCAGCGACCAGTGCTCGCGGTAGAAGGTGCGCAGCTCGGCCACGTCCACCAGCAGCACGTCGGCGTAGCCGTTCGGGCAGTAGCCGCAGTCGCAGCCCTCGTTTTTCAGCACGCGCCCCGTGGTGGCGCAGAAGGTGATAGACCCGTGCGACCCGTGGGCCACGAAGGGAGCGACGTAGGGGATCAGGTTCATGCGTTGGCCCTCGAATAGATGGATTCGCCGTTGCTGAAAGTGGCGACCTTGCAGAGACGGTCGGCAAAGCCGTCGAGCGTGCGCTCGGCTTTCGCCTTGATTGATGCGGCCCAGGCATGGGCGAGCGGCAGGAGGTCGCCATAGCGGCTTTCCTTTGCCTTGCACCACACGCTCACCAGTCCGCAGTATTCCGACACGCCGATGTAGGCGTGCCGGTTCTCCAGCAGCGCGTGATCCTCGCGGCCCAGCCACTCGTCGCAGTCAGCCATCGACGGGAAGGCGCGCTTGAAGGTGGCGCGCAGGTTCACCACGAAGTCGTCCCAAGCGTCCTGCGCGGAGTAGCGTTCTTGACTGTAGAAGCCAACGTTGCCGCATTCCGCGCACTCGTCCGGCTCGGCGTCGTCGTCGCGCTCGTGATCGTGCCCGCAGCGGCGGCAGGTGAAGATGCGCCCCTCGTCGTATTCAAGGTGCGTGTAGAGCACCCAAGCGGCGCCCGTTGCGTAGCTCACACTACGGCCCATGTCTTGTCTCCAAAAAGACGCCCCGCCGCCCACCCTTGGCGGCGAGGACGTGGAAATGGTCAGTCGGGGAAAGCGAGCGGCTCTACCAGCTCGTTCACCAGCGGGAGGTCGGCCCAATCCGCGAACAGGTCGCGCCCGTTGCCCCATATCAGCCACACCCACCCCAGGTATCCCTTGGCGGCGTCGTGGAATCGCAGCGTGTCGGCGTCAGTGCTCGCCATCGCTTCTAGGATCGCGGCGCGGTCACTCGACCGGCGCAGCGTCGTTTCCATCCCATCGAACACGCTCACCGCGTAGCCCTTGGCGAGCGCCGAATCGACCAGCGCTTCCGCCAGTCGGCGCTCCTCGTCCCGCACGTAGTCCGGCAGGCTCATGCGGCTTCCTCCAGCGGGGCCGGGGCGGCGCGCTTGCCGTCCAGCAGCAGGAAATAGGCGGGATTGAAGGCGCCCCAGCGTTCGGCCATCGGCCCCCGCAGGACTCCCCAGCTCACGCCATCGGCGGACAGCGGCGCCACCGCGATGGCTTCCTGTTTCAGCTCGACCGCCAGCAGATCAGCAGCAGCCGACACGGCGCCCAGCCGCGGAATGTCGGTATCAACCTCGACCACCAGCGTCGGCTCGGTGTCCGACTGGTGCAGGCGGTGGCCAACGATGGCGGCGTCCGGCAGCACGAAGTCGAGCGCCCGGCGCACCGCAGACAGCGCCTTGAATGCCGGGATGGCCCCGGCGTTGCCGATGGTGGCGGACTCGATCAGGCCAACATTGAACAGGTAACGCATATCGCTTGCTCCTACGGGATCAAATGACAAAGGGGGATGCAAAAGGCGCAACTTGGGTGTGCTTGGGGTACGCCTGGCGCTCGCGCTCGTTCTGTCGGGCGAGGTGCTCGCGGATACCGCGGCGGATGCAGCCGGCCACCATGTAGTCGCGGCCGGTCATGTCGAACGGGATCATCGTCATGGGTTTCTCTCCAGTGAATCGGACCACCAAAAAGCCCCATCATTGAGGCCCTTTGGCGGTCAGACTCATGCTTGTGAGGCATGGAATCTGACCGTCGCCAGCTCCCGGTAGCGCCTCCAGCTCGCCAAAAGAATCCCGTACTGCGGCCCCGCTATTTCTGGCGGTGGCCCGGTATCCGTGGCGGCCTTCGTCGGCCCTTACACTTCCCGGCGCGGCTAGTGTTCCCGGCTCCCCGCGTTCTGCCGTGGGCGGCGATCCTGCCAGCCCTTTCCTACTGTCCCGACCGCACCCTGCGGCCGTTGTTCGATGGTGGGCATTATGCCCGTTCTATCCCGGTTTGTCAATCCGTCCCCGTATAGGGATGATTGGGCCGGACGTTACCTGCGGTGCGTTGGGGGGCCTTTGGGGCTAGTCCTCAGCGCTGGCGGGATAAGCTCTAGGTGCTGTCGATCCATCGGTCGCACGTCTGTCGCCGCCTTTTCCGCTGTCGCCGTTGTTGCTGGCGACGGGGCATAGATTAGGACATCCCCCGATGGCCGTCAATCCCCCAAGGGCAAGAATATTCATCGTTCGTTTAGGATTCGATCAGGGGGCGGCATCGGCATTCCCATGCTCGCGCGTGGGCGCGCGTGTGAGCGCGTGGGCGCGCGTGTGAGCGCGTGGGCGGGCCGTAGGGCGCGACATAGGCGGGGCCGCTAGGTGTGCCCGTGGTGGGCGGCAGGTGCGCCGTGGTGGGGCAGCGGTGCGCCGTGGTGGCGATGCAAAAAGACAGATAGGGGCAGACAGAAGCGCGAACGTTTGCGCGGCGGCCTGCGGTGCGCCCAGGTATCGCATTAGATGCCCTAGCGATTGGATACCTAATCCAGCGTTTGCCTTTTGGAATCAATCGCTTAGCGAGCTGGTGACGCCGTGGGTGACGCGAAGGGGGCGCAACGTGCCGCGCTGGACAGGGGGCGACCCCCTACGGGGGGTGATCGCCGCGTTCCAACTCATCGGATACCCCTTCGGAAATTTGCCGCAAACCTTTCGACCCCCTCAGTCCCGCGAGGATCGCACCTCAGTCAACCTGGCGTTCTTCCTGGTGGCGACGTAGGCGAACCAGGCGAGCGCACCCAGGCCCCACACAGCGCACACAGGGACAGCCCAGGTGGCACCTTTGGAGTACCCGTACATCGCCAGGAGGGGGTTGATCGGAGTGACGCCTGCGATCAGCAGGACCATGAGGAGCTTGTGCATCGAGATCGAACCGTCGAGGTACACACAGGGGAACGTAGGACACCCTGGGTAGTGCATAGGAGGACTGTAGTTCTCCTTGGTGGTGAATACCAATGAATAGAACTACTCAGTACACCTATAGATATACTATGGTCTTAACTATGATACCACAGTTGTCAAGGGGGTCAGGGGCATTGGTGGTCTCCCACCGCCGCCCCCTTCCCTGGTCTCACTTCCGCGGTCGCAGGAAGGTGCGCCGCTTGGTGTCGTAAGTGTGGACCGGAGTACCGCTGTAGAGGTCCGTGGAGCACGCCATCATCACCGCCTCGGTCGCGCTGTGGCCTGCCTTCATGGCGGCCAGGGCAATCGCGCCGCCGCTGCCGGCGACCAGGAGGTCGCGCCGGACATCCAGGGGAACGCCGTCGTGGTAGAAGGCCACCGGGTTGTCCCGCAGGCCGACCACGAGGATCGTGTACTCGCCCTCGGTCAACTCCTCGAATCCCTCGGACAGCTCGCGCACCGCTCGCTGGATGTGGGAAGTGGTGCCGGCGCCGAACACCACCAGGTCGCGCCCGGTGGTGTCGGTGGTTCGGTAGAACTTCTCCTCCTCGTACCGCAGATCACCGGAGGTGACCTGGGAGTCGATGGCAACGAGCCGGCCGTCGTAGGCCAGTGTGGTCATGCGCGGACGTTCTGCTCCCAGGCGGCGCGCGAGAAGTCGTGCAGGTCGATGCTGCGGATGTCGTTGACCAATTCGCGGACGAACTCGCGCAGGTGGTGCAGCAGGCCGACCGGCAGAATCCAGATCAGGAACAGCGGAAGGCAGAAGAACACCACCACCATCAGGTAGTTGGTGTAGCTCCTCGCCGCGAAGGCACGGACGGCCTCACGGAAGCGGCTGTAAGCGCGTTCGGAGTGGGCCGCTAGGGTAGCCAGGGTGCGGCCCTGGATGGCGCGCAGACGGGCGCGCAGTGCGTGGATGAAGCGCATTGGGGTCTCTCGTAGGTTCAGGGGTTGCGGACGGCGGCCAGGGCCTTCGCGTAGAGCGCGTCCCAGGTGTGCCGATGGGGTTTGCCTGGGCGCCAGTTGCGGACGTAGTAGTCCCACGCGGCCTGCGCGTTACCCAGGGGCGGAAGCGGACGAGGATCAGTGAACAGCAGCAGGCGCGCGAAGGCGCAGGCCAGAACGTCGTCGGCGGCAAGCGCCTCGTTGACCGAGTAGGTCGAAGGCCGCTCCAGGCGCCCGGAGACGATCCTGGAGGCCATCGCGGAGGTCGCCCGATGGTGCAGTACACCAGCGGTTCCGCCGCCCGCCTCGAACTGCCAGAAGCCGCGTGCGGGGCCTTTGATCTGACGGCGGTGCTCGAACCGAGACTCCTGGAGGCCGATGGCGATCAGCATGACCTTCGCCTCGTCGGCGAATGACACGCCGGGGAGCAGCAGAGCAGCCGCGGGGATCAGGGTGTCCCTGACCTCCGCGAGGCTCGGAAGCGAGGCTTCGGTCAAACCGCAGCCCCGTGCCCGGTGCAGGTCGGGGCCGCCAGGCAGTGACAGCGGTTGCGCGGCCAGCCGCAGCAGGGGCACACCTGAGACGGGTCGATTCCGGGCTGCTTTTCCAGGCGCCGCCAGTAGAGGGCGACACCGATGAGGATCAGTGCGGACACGATGTAGACGGGAGTCATAGAACCTCCAGATAGTTGATAGGGGTGGGGGATGTGCCGAGGACGGAGCGAACGAAGTCCTCGTACTGCTTGTCGAGCAGCTCCTCCTGGTAGCGCTGCTCCTCTTTCGACACGTCGCGGGAGAGCTGGTCGGCCCAATACTTCACGGCCATAGACAGCGCTTCGAGGCGGTCGTCGTGGCGCAGGGCGCCGCGGTCGCGCGTGATGCGCGTGAGCTGGTAGAACAGTTGGTACTTCTGGTCGGACTTCTGGTCCGCGCGGAGGATCGCCGCATCGACGACCAGGCGGTGCTGGTTCATCACCGGCTCCAGCACGTCGATGATGCGGTTCTCCTTGGAGGTGCCGTAGTGCTTCACCTCCTCGATTGAGCAGGGGTAGATGCGCGCCAGGACGCCGGAGAGCATCTTGGCGAACATGCCGTCACCGAAGTTGGCCTCGATGATGACGGCGGATACCTTCTCGGCACGCGCTATGTGCGCCAGGGTCTCCAGCGTCTCGTCGTCGTAGCCGCCCTTGGTGGCTCCAGCGCGCCGCGCGTAGAGCATCCCTCGCAGCATCCCGACGACCGCGTAGCCGGTCTCGTCGCCGCCGCGGCCCGAAGGGTCGATGGCGAGCACCTTGCCGGTGAACTCCTCCATTTCCGGGGCCAGGTACATCGGCCGGTAGAGGCGGTCTCCAGTGAAGCCGACCGGCTGGATGTCGCTGACGATGTACTCGGGGCCGCTGCTGTAGACCACGCGGATCGGCGCGACCTCGCGGTCCACGTCCATCACGATCAGGTCCGACAGTTTGAGCGGGTACTTCTCGGCGTCCGACAGCGACGCATCGAGCATGAACTGGAGCATGAAGCCGCTGCGCCCGTAGGACGCCTCGCGCTCCATCAAGTCCTCATCGGAGAAGCGGACGCTCTCGCAGTTCTTCCAGGCGAGCTTCGGGTTCGCATCGAAGGCGTCGGCGATCATCGGAGCGAGCCGGTCGCCGTACATCTGACGGTGCTTCATGTCCCTCGGGTAGCGCGCCGGCCAGATGCGGATCACATAGCCGCGCTCGGGGAGCTTGTTGTAGAGCGACTCCTCGGTCTGCGGTGTTCCGAGGTAGACGATCTCCCCGCCGGGCTTTAGCACCGCGTCGAACTCCTTGACCAGCTCTGCGAGCTTCTCGCGCTGCACGACGGTCATGGAGTTCTTCGGGACTTCGATGTCGTCCGCGATGATGGTGTCCGCGCGGGAGCCGGTGAGCTGACCGTTGATGCCCACGGACTTCACCGAGGGCGACTGGTCTGGCGTTGCAGGACCAACATCGAACGCCAGGTTCGAGTTGCGCTGGTCGGGGCGCGGGCGGAGGTGTTGCAGTTCGGGCAGCGTCTCGATGAGGCGCTTCACGAACACGGAGAATGCGTCGGCTCGTTCCTTGCTGGCCGAGACGACCATGATCTTGTGCTGGGGGTTCCTCCAGAGGAGCCAGCAGACGTATGCGGCGGTGACCCAGGACTTACCGACGCCGCGGTACGCCATGATGACGCGGCGCCGCGGGCCGGTTTTCAGGAACTCGCAGATGTCGTACTGGATCGGAGTGGGGCTTGGCAGCCCCAGCTCCTTCCAGACGTACCAGGCGAAGTTGCGGAAGTCCTCAAAGGGGTGCCGAACGTGGAGGCTGGTAATGCCATCCATCAGTTCAGCGACCCGGCCTCCGCTGGGTCAAACGGGAACTCAGCCACCTTGTCCGCCAGCTTTCCCAGCGGGGTGCCGGGAGGAGCGGCGGCTACGTCGATGCCATTGTCCTTGAGGAACTGCCGGGCCACGTTGAGGATCGAGGCCAGGCCCTTCGAGTCCGAATCCATCGCGGTGATGGTGTCGGACAGCTTGGTAGCAACCGCGGCGTGCAGTTGCTCCAAGGCGTCCTTGGGGGCGGTCACTTGTTTACGATGCGCTTGAACAGCGACTCCAGGGCGGACGTGCCGAGTGACGCCAGTACGCAGGCGACTGCGACCTGGGCGACGAAGGAAACGCCCGGAATGAAGATTACGATTGCGCCGGCAGCGAGGCCGGTAGCGCCTGAAAGGATTGCGCGCCCGACCGCCTGCTTCCAGGTGATCGGTTCGCTGGAGGTGAGCATCTTGGCGATGCCCACGATCAGGCCGACGCCCGCGAGGGCGCCGACCAGCTTCACTTCATCGTGCATGGTCTCTTGTGTGGTCGTGTCAGGCGCTCCTACTTAGGAACACCGAAGTTGAAGTAGTAGTCGCCGTTGAGGGTGATGTTGGTGGTCCCGTCCGTGACGACAACGCGGAACGTGCCGGACCTTTCCTGGTTACGGCCGGATGCGCTCACAGTTACGTTCAGGCCGCTTGCGGTGATCGAAGCCAGGCCGGAGGTGATCGTGCTGGAGACAATGGAGTAGCTACCGCTACCGCCCGAGCACAGTACGTTCGTGTCGGCGTACAGCGTACCCGTCGTGGTCTGCGGCCAGCTCCCTTCCAACACGGGGTTGCTGAGGCTCGCGGAGAACTGGGTCGCCTTGGTGGCTCCATAGAAGTTGGCGGCGCTGATTCTGCCGCTCGTAGGTACCGCGGAGTTCGCCGCTGAGTTGGGAACCAATCCTGCGCCTCGGTAGTATTGGCTGGCGTAGACCGGGTTCCCGCCGCCGAACTCTGCTCGAATCATGGCCCACGAGATTGGGCCGGAGCTGGGGAGGGCCATCAGGCACCTCCCTCAAGCTCGGCCACACGCTTGCGCAATTCCTGCACCTCGGCGATCAGCAGCGGAACGGCTTTGTCCCACAGGATCGTCTTGATGCCGTTGTGGGCCGATTCGTGAACCATGTACGGCAGAACGCCCTCGACTTCCTGGGCAATCGCTCCATACTCGTGCTTGGCCGAGTAGGTGAAGCCAGGGTTCAGCTCGGCGATCTTCTCGTCGCTCCAGTCGTACTCACGCACGCGGAACTTCGAGAAGAAGTCGTCAACCTTCCGCCGTTCAATGTCGGCCACGTTCTCCTTTAGACGCGCGTCCGATGCGTAGGCGATGACGTTGCTCTGGCACTGCCATTCGTTGCTGGCGTTACGGAAGCAAGCCCAGCCGAAGCTGTTTGCTGCCAGGAATCCCAGGTTGTTGTCGTTGCAGTGAATCCAGTGGGTCGTGCCGGCGTCGGTATCGTGGAGCGTGATGGTCGGCGATGTTCCCTCCAGCCGCAGGCCAGAGTTGCTACTGTCAGAGCCGGCGATCAGTACGCCCCTCTTGTTGTACGCTCGAATCCAGAGGTTGTCGGTCATGTGCCACCCGCCGCCGTGGACCTGGTGATACCAGCCGTATCCCGATACATTCGAGCGAAGCCAGTTGTTGCAGTACAGCTCGCCAGCAGCGGTGACGCTCTGTGCGTTCACGTTGCCGACGAAGTTTGCGCTGTTGTCGGCGCCGATGCGGAGTAGCCACACGCTATTCGTTACGTCCCAAAAGCCGGTGTTGGGCGACGAAGTTGCGGCGAAGCGGACGGAGCGTCCGCCAGTGGGGTTGAGCTGTATCGAGAGGTCGGAAGCGCCACTGACGTTGATCGGGCCGGTGAACAGCGCGTTCGACACGCTCGCCTTGGCATCCAGCGCGCCCTGTAGGCCGCTTACGTTGGCGATAGTGTGTGCGTGGGTAACGTCCGCCTTGTTTGCCGGGTTGAAGTCACCCTCGTGCCATACCCGGCGCCACGTCGCCCTTCCGTTGTTCCGCGTGCTGCGAAAGTAGAGCTGCTCACTCTCGAAAGGACACGCGAGCTGCAACGCATAGTAGTTCGACGGGTTGTTGTGGGTGGATGAGATCAGGTGCCACCAGTTCGAGCCGGCAGACGGCCAGCCAGTTCCAGTGCTGCCTTGTTCGTAGAAGCCGGATGGGGTGCGGACGCTGATGTCGCTACCGGCGGCGGCAATCGAGTTGACCTTCCATTCGAGCACGCTCCGGAGGCCACCTACGTCATCGACGGAGTGCCCGTGAGACGAAGCGGCCTTCCCGTCGAGCGCAGCTTGGAGGCCGGAGACGGATGCGACTGTGTGCGAATGCGTCGCCGCTGCCTTCCCGTCGAGAGCGTCCTGGAGGCCGGACACATCGGTGACGGCGTGGGAGTGCGCGGAATCGGCCTTCCCGTCCAGCGCCGCCTGGACGGCAGCGCTTACCGGCTTGTCGAGGTCGGCGGTATTGTCCACCTTGTCGAGGCCGACTTCCGCCTTGGTGTGCGAGTGCGCGCTCGGCGGGTAGGTCAGCGGCTTCCCGGTGACATGGGTGTTGAAGTCCACGTCACTGCGCGTCGCCAGCGACCCAAGGCCGCCGATGTCGCCAGCAACGAGCGACACGGCGCCCTGCTTGCCGGCAACGCTGGTGACCTGATCGGTGTTGTCGATCTTCTCCCACTCGACGCCGTAGAGCGCCTGGTCGCCGACACCCCACTCAATACCGCCGACAGTGCCGGCACCAACTACCTTGTAGAAGTGGCCCTTGGCCGGGGCAGGCGGAAACACGCCAGTGCTGGCATCCCACGACCCCATGTAGACCAGCGCGCCGGTTGCGGCGGCCTGGGCCTGCGTGGCCCAATGTTTCGCCGAGAACTCTCCGGGCGCCACCTCGGTGCCCTGCGGCGCGTTGGCGTACAGGTTCGCGGCGTCGCGCGCGGCTTCTGCGGCGGCTTTAGCCGTCGAGGCGGTTTGGGCCGCGGTTGATGCGGCGGACGCATAGCCAGACGCGGTGGACGCATGGCCCGCGGCGGTGGTAGCCGCGCCAGCCGCCTCGCCGGCCTTGGTAGCCGCGGTGGCGGCCTGGGCTTCCGCCCGGTTGGCCTGGGTGGTCGCCGCGGCAGCCGAGGTCGATGCAGCGGTCGCGCTGTTGGCAGCCGCCGCCGCCGCGGACGCGGCCGCCGTGGCGTCTGCTTCCGCCAGGTCGGCGGTGTCCGTCACCTGATCCAGTAGCGCCTGCGCCTGATCGCGCGCGGCGGTCGCGGCGTTCGCCGCAGCCTGAGCGCCAGAGCGAGCGATGCCGGCTTCGGTTGCCGAAGCGGCTGCCGCGTCTGCCACGACGGAGGCGGCGCCGGCATAGGTGCTCGCGTCGCCTGCCGAGTGGGCGGCAGCGGTGGCCGACAGGTCCGCGCGCGTGGCGCTGTCTGCGGCTTCGGCCGCCTTTGCGGCAGCGGCGGCCGCAGAGTCGGCGATGGCCTGCACATCAGTGTCGATGCTCGCCACGGTCTCAGCAGCCCGCACTGCGGATGCTTCGGACGCCTCGGCGGAAGCCTGGGCGTCGTCGGCGTACTCGCCGGAGGCAGTCGCCATCGCCGTGGCAACGGACACAAGGTCGCGCGCCGTGCTCACCGCGCCGGTAAGGTCGTCGGTCAACGCCGTCACGTCCTTCTGTAGCTGGGGGAACGACGGCAGCGTATGGTTGATGCCGAGACCATCCGTCACAACGACGGTCCCTTCTTCTTGGGTCAGCAGCGCGATCATTTGGTTCTCGCGCGTGTTCCAGCGATCTACCAGCTTGGAGAGGCGCGAAGCCAGCTCGGGGTTGGAGACGTAGCCGGTGGTGTTGCTCATGCTTTGTCTTAGGTCTCTTGTGGTGTTGATTAACGGATGCCGAACACATAGCCGCGGACGGAGCGGATAGAGCCATTGCGGGACAGGCCGTCGAGGTCTTGGCGCACGAGCACGCGGAAGATCGCGGTACTGCCGGTCGGGTAGCCTGCGCCGCTGATCTGGCCGTATCTGCCGGTCGGGATAATCGACCCGCTGGCGCCTACCAGGTACAAGCCGTCCATGCCGTAGCGCGAAACGTCCAGCCACACGGAGTCCACAAGCTGCTGGACCGCGTACTGCGGGCACAGCGCCGTGTCGTGGACGATGCTCAGATTGAACGCCGGGACGTGCCTTTCGCCTGCAAGCACGGGTGCAGGCAGGGAGAACTGGCATACTTCAACGTCCACGCGGGGGCCGCCGAGCGGCGTTGCGCCCGACCACGAGACTGCCGCCGCGGACTGGAACTGGCCGACGACGTTTGCAGCGTTGACCTTTCCGCGGAAGAAGGCGTTGCCCTCGCGGTCAACGTAGAACACCGCGTTGTTGGCGTTCTTGGCGCCGGAACCGACCCACAGCGGCCAGTCGCCGATGTTGGACATTTCGGCCCGGAACTCCAGGGCGTTGATGACGTTACCCTCGGCGTCGAGAGAGTGGGTCTTGAAGGTGCCGCCGTTGATCGTCCCGGCGTTCGCAGTGATCGCCGATAGCGTGCCGACCTTGATCTTGTTCGCCGTGATGGTGCCGTCAACGATTAGCTGCCCCTGGACTCCAACGGTCGCCAAGCCGCCAACGGTGCCGACAACGAAGGGGAACTTGATGTCAGCTAGGGTGCCGCCCGAGGTGTACGACGGGTGGACGATGCCGAAGCGGTCGGCCATCACCAGGAAGTCGGAGCCGGTCGATGGGTTAGCCGATAGCGCGATGCCGGCGATGACCGGCTGGCCGTTGAGCGTACCGGCGTTGATCTTGACCGAGTAATTGGCCTGCCACTGCCCGTACATTCCCGAGTGCTGGCCGGCGACGACGTTGAACTCCTGCCGAATGGCGGCGAACTCGCCGTCCTTGAACGCCTGCACCTGCGTTGCCGCGATGGCCTTCGCCTGAGTTGAGTCGATCTTGGTGCTGTTGAGCTGCTGCACGAGCGCGCCAGTCGGCGAAGTCACGTCCAGGTCGGCCGCACGCCAGGCGGTACCGTCCCACAGATAGGTGAGGTACGCGCCGGTCTGCCCGGTCTTGACCCAAAACGACGGCACCTTGAAGCCGCCAGCGGGCGAGGCGGGCGGTGTAGAGGAGAAGAACGTAGGTGCGGTGTTTGTCTGGAGCGTCGAGACCTGGGTCGCAAGTGCCTCTCGGGCCGACGCCTCCGCGGCGATTCGCTGGTCGAACGCAGCGGACACCGTTGACACCTGGCCGTCGATCTCGTTCTCGATCCCGAGCGGCACGTTCGCCCCGTAGGCCGCCGCCATCTGCTGACGGAACGCGGTGTTCGCGCTTTCGGCGTCCGCCAGTGCGTCCGTGGAGCTGAGCAGGCCGGCGATGTTGGCGCCCTGGCGGACCACTGCGGTCTCCAGTTCGGCCACCTTTGCCTTGGCGTCGTCCACCTCGGCGCGCACCTGCTCACGCACCTGTGCGGAGCTATCGGCGATCTCGGCGCCCAAGCGCTGCTCGCTGGCGGCAATTGCGGTCTCGGTGGTGGACTTCACCTCGTCGATGCGCTGATTGAGCGCGGCCGAGATAACCTCGCCTCCCTTGACGATCTGCGCTTGAAGCTCGGTCGTAGACTGGACGCGCGCCGAGCGCTCGTCAGCGATTGCCTGGTTGACCTGGAGGAACTGCGCTTGGTTGCTCTGTTCGCTGGTGTCAACACGGGCGAACAGGTCGATGATCTGCTGCGCTACGATGCGGTTGCCCTCGGTCAGCAGGCCAATCTCCTGGGTGGCGGCACTGATCTTCTTGCCGTAGTCCCGCTGCACGTCGAAGAACTGGTGGGAGCGCATGATCTCCTCCATGATCGCCTCGGCGTTCATGTCGATCAGGTCGATGCGACGGAGGAGGTCTTGGAGCGCCGGAGAGCGGAGCAGCTCGTCAATGATGGTGTTGAGGTCGGGGTTCTCCGATCCGCTACCGGGGTTGCCCCCAGGCAGTCCGCCAGCTCCGCCGCCGTAATCCAGGAGTTCCTGGTGGGCGTACAGCAGTTGACGGAAGGACTTGAGCAAGTCACGCGCCGGAAGGTTCGCGCCGTCCCGGTAGTTGACCAGGAGCGCGTTTACCGGAGTGAAGCGCCGAATGACTACCGTGAACGGAGCGATCAGCACGTCATCCTGCGGCGGAATCTCGATGGTGTTGCCGTCCTCCCACGAGAAGGGGACAGCACGGGCTGAGTCCGGTTCCCCGACGAACGCCCTTACGTGCTCGCGGGCGATGTACGGGAACGGCACAGCGAACCGGGTAGGGCCTCCCTCGTAGGTGTAGATCACGAAGGACAGGCCGCGCTTTAGTTCGATCATGCGTTCTCAAAATGGTTGGAGGCCCCGAAGGGCCTCCTGGTTACGGTCGATCGGTCCCGTCCTTGCGGTCGGGGAGCTGCTGTAGAGCTTGGTCGGCGATGTTGCGAACGCCGGTCATGTTGTTGAACCACCAAATCTTCCAGAAGTCGCGCATCTGCTTCTCGGTGATCTGCTCGTCGTCGCGGAGGGCCGATCCGATCATGCGCGTGCTCCCGTAGACCTTGTTGAACAGGTCGATTGCGGGGATGCCCATGACGCCGTTCTCCAGGCCCGTTGATCGGTTGTTGGCGAACACCGGGTCGTTCCCCAGCGTGTCGGCCCATACCATGTCGGTGACCGCGGGGATTACGTTCGACCAGCTCGATTGCGCGACGGCGTTCTTGTAGAAGTTCGCCTCGGTTAGCTGCTTCTTCCGCTGCTCCGGGTTGCCTGCGGTGTTGATGTACGTGCGGGCCGCCCAGCCCATCCCTGCCGCAGACGTGGACAGCACGACCATCATGTAGGTCCGCCAGTCGTCGTAGTGGTGGATGGAGTTGAGGAAGTGGCGCGTGTAGCTGTTCACCATGAAGCTACGGAACTGCGTGACGATTCGGCCGGTGGTGCTGTGCATCAGCTCGATGGAGTCGGAGGCGTCCCCTTCGAGTACCTGGTGCCGGGTGACGCGGAACAGGAAGGCCGACATTCGCTCGCGCGTCTCGAACGGCAGGCTCTCCGGGTCGATCTGCTCGATGGACTTCTTGCCGCGCAGATAGTCGAACACGAGCTTCTGCGACTTCTCGTCCAGGCCCCAGGTGCGCAGCCGCGCTACCTCGGCGTCCGAGAGCTTCTTGGCGTTCGCCATGTCCAGCAGTCGGAGCATCGTGGCGCGGCCGGCGACTCGCTGGAGCATCGTGTTGACCGGCGCCATGCCAGACGCGATAGAGGTGACGTGCGTCGCCAGGTTAATCGCGTTGTCGATCTTCTCGCCGTGCTTGACGTTGAACGTCTGCGGCACCAGCGCGTCCTCGTCCGTCCGAAGGAACGGCGGGTTGCGGAGCCAGTCGGTCCCAGGGGCGAAAAGGCGCTCCATCACACGGGCCTCCTTGGAGCCGAGCTTGCCGTCCGCCCCTCGTACCAGGAACTCCCTGGCGGCTGTGACCGAGTTCCAGAAATTGCGCAGACCGGCGTGCGCGATAGTCGGCCCAAGCTCGGCGAACAGCGAGAAGCCGACTTGGTTCATCACGCGCGCGAAGTTCCAGCTACGGAGGAATCGCGCGTACCGTGCGCCGCGACTGGCGGGATCGAGTTCCGTAGATCGGCCGAAGGTGGACTTTAGGCCGATGTCGATCAGCCGCTCCACGTCCTTCACGTCGTCGCCAGACTTCCGTGCGTCGGCCTTGAGCTTCGCCACGAAGCGGTCGAGCTGGGCGCGGTTTTTGATACCGGCCTTGGACGACAGAGCAGACCACCCGGTGATCTCGCGCATGTACCGCGTCATCACCGAATCCACGTCGTTGTCGAACAGGTCGGCTACCGACACCTGAACGTCCTCGCCGGCCTCGTTGCGGAGGGTCGTGGCGAAGGTCTCGTCGATGTCGATGCGGCGCTTTGCGCGGTCCAGCTTTCCGGCGTTGTATGCCTTCTGCTCCAGCTTCCCGAGGAGTTCCTGGGAACGGACGGGGGACACCCCGGCCTCCGTCAGCATCCGGCCGATCTCCTCGACAGAATCCGCATCGAGTGGGCGCATCAGGAGGTCCATTCCGTCGCCCTCGAAGTTCGCCTGGGCGCGCTTAAGGTACGCCTTGGCTACCGAGGACAGCAGCTCGTCGTCGATCTCCTCGCCGGCATCGGCCGCGGCCTCCCATGCCTTGCGCATGGCGGGCTTGAGGAGGCCGTCGATGGCGGTGGTCTCGTCGAGCTGCATTTCGCCGAACAGCCGCTTGAAGCCCTTACCGCTCCAGTAGCGCGGCAGGTAGTTCGCGTTGGAAAGCACATTGTCGAAGCCGTCGAGCTTCGCGTCCTGTGCCAGCTTGAGCGCACTGCGCATCGCCTGGGAGACGGCACCGGCCGCCTTCTTGGCTTCCGGGGAGACATCGGCGGCGCCGCGGACAGCACGGCCTACCTCCTCGTTGAACTTGGCGCGCTCCGCGAAGTTCCACCAGTGAGCGCCGGAGCGCTGCTTGTACTCGGACCATGCGGCGTTGACGCCGGCCCGCCATTCGGTCTCCATGACCGCCAGGTGGCGCTTGGAGAACTCGCTCGCGGACTCCTGCACCGCGATGGAGCGGTCGGTGTAGCCCACGCCGTCGCGGAACAGCAGACGACCGGCCTCACGCACCAGCGGCGACTTGGCGCTACCCAGGCGGGCAGCGAGGTCGCGGCGGACGTTGGCGAAGTGTGGCGTGATGTGCGCGTTGGTCAGCGCCTTGTCGGTGAACTCCTGCTCAAAGGCGTTCTCGGGACGGATCGGGGTTACGCCAGGCGTCGGGTCTGCCACGTCGGTTCCCTTGACGCGCGCCGCCGACAGAGAGTCGTCGCCGAAGGCCAGGCGCTTCACGGTATTCGGGTTGACCTCGCCGTCGTACAGCGCGCCGCGGCGTGCGCCGAGCGCACCGCCAAACGCGAAGGACAGCGCGGCCGATTGCAGGCCGTCCTCCAGGGTGACCTCCGGGTCGTACTGCGCGGTCGCCGCGGACAGCACGGCGGACGTGCCCGCAGCCTGGAGACCGGAGCGCACCGCGTTGGCGAGGCGCCCGGCCTTGGCCGCATAGCCCAGGCCGCCCGTTGCCAGGTCGAGGCCGGTGGCGACAGGATCGGTCAAGCCGAGGGCGATCTGGCCGACGAGGCCGAACTGCGCCAGGTCGTCGTCGGCCATCTGGTTCTGGAATGCGACGGACTCAAGGTAGGACAGGTGCTCGTCGGAGGTTGCCCTTCCGAACAGCTCCCACTGCTCCGGGCGTATGCCCATCGACTCCCAGCGCTTACGCGCGTCGTCGGGGATTCGGTATCCAGGAGTGGGGTCGAAGCCCAGCTCCGTCACGAAGCGGTCGATGAAGCCGATACCGCCCTTTACCTGGGCGGCACCGATTCCATCCCATACCGTCGTCTGATCCTTCCGGCGCTTCGCAGCTTCGGCCTCGGCCTTGCGCTGCCGCGCGGCTTCGATGATCGGCTGCTGGACTGCCGGCTTGACCTTGGTCTCGTCTGCGCCGGGTAGGGACTCAAACATGCGGGGTTACTTCCTCGTGAGGTACTCCAGGAAGTCCTCGGGGACTTCTGGCGTGTTGGGGGGCGCGGCGGCGCCGCGCTGGGCGGGCATCGCCTGGTTGAGGTCAAACTTCGGTAGCGCGTAGGGCCGCTGCTGTGCCGACTGCTGGTTGCCGGGCCGTGCCAAGAGCGCTGGCACCTCGGCATCCTGGCGGGGAGCGCGGGCCTGCTGAGCGCGCCGCGAGTCCTCCAGCCAGCGGTCCCGGCCCCGATCCTCGGTGAGGCGGCGGGCCTTCGATTCGGCCAGGTCACCACGCCAGCGGTGGTGCTGGGCGGCAATGGCGCGCGGATCGAAGCCGATTGGTCGCCCGGTGTCGGGATCGGCGACTATCCAGTTGTCCGGGCCGACGATCTGCCATTGGCCGGGGTTCCGGGGATTCGGCAGCGCCGACAGCTCCTCGGGATCACGCCCCAGCTTGCGGGCGACCGTCTTGACCAGCTCATCCACGGCCGGCTCGGCGCCCTGCGGCATTCCGATGTTCGGCACGCGGCGGCCGTTGATGGTCGTGCGCTGCGCGTCGATCTGACCGACAGCGGCACGGATGGCCGCCTCGCCGGAGATACCGCCGCGCGACGCGATGCGCTCCGCTTCCTGGCGGATGCGGTGCAGCTCGCGCGGATCACGCGGCTTACCGTCGATCTCCAGGTAGTCCTTGATGCCGGACTTCCAGGTGTCGCCGATAACCGCACGGGCCTCGTCGGCCTCGCGCTTGGGCTGCGTCAGGACGCGCGCGGCTTCCTGGTGTGACTGCCCGCCGCGCCTGGTGTCGTAGAGGTACTGGTCCAGCATCGCCGCGGCTTCGCCGCCGGCGACCGTATCGGCGTACCGCGGCGACACCCTGCGGAGCTGCTCGTACAGCGTGGCGGCCTGCTCAAAGTTCTGCTGAAACGCCGGGTCGGCGCGCTTGAGGATGCGTTCGAGCTGGGGGATGGCGATGCCGTGCCGTGCCCACTTCTGAATCAGCGCGCCGCGCTGGGCCTGCGGCGTCTCCTCCCACTCCTTGCCGGCCTGCTTCTTAAGGTCAGCATCGCTCACATCGTAGGGGTTTCCACCAGCGACCAGCTTGCGGATGCGCTCCTCGCGGGCGCGCTCCTTCGCCTCCTGCTCCCAGCGGCGAAGCGTCTGCTCCTGCTGGTTGTTCCAGTAGCGCTTGAACTGCTGGAGATCACCGCCTTCCAGGCCGAACTTGTCGGCCCACTGGTCGATGGCCTTGTGGGTGAGCTGGCCGCGGTCGGCGAGACCTTGCAGAGTCCACTCGGCCTCGGCCATCGCCTGCTTTCGCGCCTCGTCGAGGCGCTGGGCGATCACTCGTGAGCCTGCGGCAGCGGCAGCGCGCAGCTCTGCGCCGTGCTCGGTGTTCATCAGACCGGGCTGGCCGTCCCTGCGCGGCTTCTCCAGGAACGCCAGGATGTCGGATGGGTTGCGGTTTCCCGCAGCCAGCTCCTCCTTGGCGGCCTCGACGTAGAGTTCGTCCACGTCGCGCTTACTGAGGTATGCGTACTCCTCCTGGTCCAGCATGGCGTACAGACCGCCCATGCCATCCTCGGTGAGGAAGCTGCCGTTCTTGATGCCGTCGCGGATGATCGCCGTCAGGGATTCCTTCTGGCGGACCAGCATTTCTCGCATGGAGTCCGCCTGCCACTGCTGGCGAATCTGCTGCGCAGCGCGCTGGGCGACCGGCATCAGGGCGCGGCGAACCTGCGGGTCTTGGAACTCCGGGTTCTGCGTCAGGGCGGCGAGCTTCTCCTTGAGGATCGGCTCGATGTCATCTCCAGGCTCGGCCTTAGCGATCTCCTTGGCGGCTTCGATCTGCCAGTCGCGGACGCGGATGATACCGTCCGCCTTGAGGTAGCCGCGCCGCCAGGACTCCGACTGCTTCGCAACGAAGTCCTCGGTCTGCCGCGGCGTACCCTCGGCGTCCTCCTGCATTCGCTGGGAGGCCGCGTCGGAGAACTGCTCGCGCGAGTTCGAGATCATCGCGGAGTTGACCGAATCTGAGACGCGGGACAGGACCGCGGCGGCAGTGCGCGACAGCGCGCCGGCCGACATCGCGGGAGCCTGGTCAGCCTGGACTGCCAGCACGGGCACCTCAGCTTGGCGCTGGGCTACCGCTGTGCGGCGAATGATCTCTTGGGGCTTGGTGCGGGCCACTGTCAGTCGTCTCCGGGAATGGCGTAACGTTTGTAGGTCTGGACGTTGTTGTAGGCGGTCATGCCGGCCTGCATCACGCTTCCGAACGCCTCGGCGTTTCCTGAGCGGATTCGCGCGCGTGCCTCGGCGCTGCTCTCGATCACACCGTTCTTGCGGTTCTTCTCGATGAGCGACACGTCACGGCCAGCCTGGGCCATGATGTCGTTCGCCAGCAGCTCGACAGAGTTGCCGGAGACAGCGGCCTCGGCGGCGGAAGCGCGCATTGCAGAGCGCAGAGCGCGGGCCTCCTCCATGCGCGCTTGTGTGCGCTCGGCTGCCTGGTCGTTGATCTGCTCCTGCTGACGCGCAGCGGCCTCCTCGATGGCCTTGTTCTGCTGGCGCTGGCCGTACACGGCTGTCACCGCAGACAGGGCGGCAAAGCCCACCTGGACTGCTACGGGGTTGCACATGAGGTCTTGATTACTCGGACGAAGGGAGCAGCGGCGACGCCGTACTTAGGCACGACACCGCGCTCGGTGAAGCCGAGCCACGCCAGCCACCTGCGGGTGTGCTCGGCGTTGACATCGACGAAGTTGAAGATGCACCCGAAGGTGCGTGCCCACTCTCCGGTGATCCTGCGGGCTTCCCGGAGGAACACGCGGCGGAAGGTTGGGGCTACCAGGGCGTCGGTACCCAGCAGCCACACCGAGGCGATACCCTCGGCGTGCTGGGTGAACCCGAAGATGCACACGGTCTCGCCGTCATGGACAGCGGCGAAGCTGCGGTCGCTTGCGGTGACCGCGTAGGCTAACGCCTGGAGCGGCGTGTGACCGTGCGAAGCCGCCACCTCCAGGATGTCCTCCTGCCGCATGTTGTCTGCGACGTGGAGGATGTCGCTGGCGGTGGGGCTTCGATAGGTCAGGGTCATACTCGGCTGCGGGAGACGAACATGCCGCGCCACTGTGCTGACTGGAACCAGCACTGGAACGGCAGGCGGTTGACGATGCTGATGCGGACGTTGTTGGCGTCGCCTTGGACGGGGAACCGGCGAGAGCCGGAGTGGAACGTCGGGGACGACGTGCGGAACACAGAGTCGTTGAGCACGCGGGCCGTGTAGGCGCCGCTGTGCGATGCGACGTAGGTTTCGGTGCGGCTGCCGCCGTGCTGCTCGACTTCCACCTCGAAGTAGGCGCCATCCTTGTAGGCGACTTCGATGTCGCGCACCTGCGTTCGGCCGACCAGGACTGCCTGGTTGTTCTCGCCGCGCACCATAGGCTTGCTCAGCGTGAGGCGGTGCTCGTAGTCCATGCCGATCACGACACGGCCCTTGGCGTGATTGCCCGGCAGAACCAGCCGCGTACCGCCGTTGTCCCAGCGGTAGCCCGCCGGGATTTCGAGGTAGGCTCCTGGGTCTTGCCAGTCGTCCGTCTTGAGAATGGTGAACGCTTGGCCCCGCGGGACGACATACGGCAGATCGAACCAGGTCTCGTTGCCGAACGCTTGGTATCGCGGCCGGACGACCAGCAGTCGGTCGAGCAGGAAGTTGTAACCCCCCGTAGCGTCCGAATCCTGCTGGTTCAGCACCATGCGGAACCTGAGCAGCTCGCAGCCGCCGCCGGGTGCCTGGGCGACCGCGTAGAGCACGTCATTGATCGCCTGGAGGTGTACGACGCGGCCGACGCCAGCGATGCACCAGCGCGTCCACGCCGACTGCTGCTTCTCGTCGCCGACCCAGCGCACGAAGTATGCGTAGAGCTGCGCTTCTCCCGGAGCATCCGGGGCGAAGAAAATGCAGTCTGCTCCCGTAGCCGGGGCCATCGCGCGGATGCGCCCAGGCAGGAGACGAGGCACATGGCCGGTGATGTCGGCGGCGTCTCCGGTCACCGACAGGTCGTCGATGAAGTATTCGCGCACGTTCGCGTAGGCGCCGCTGTCCTCGGTGAAGTACAGGGATTCGCCCATCAGGCGCGGCTTGACGAAAGGCGACGAGCTGTAGCTGTTCACCGGGTCTGCCTTGACGTAGCGCGCGGCCAGGTACGGCTCGGCGGTCATCATGAACTGCCCGCCAGCCGCGGCCAGGAACAGCGCCGACTGGAACGGTACCGCGTGGTACAGCGTGGTCACGCCGTTGGTGGCCGACACGCTTACGTCGATGGGATCGGCGTCGAGCACCTGGGTCACCGAAGTACGCCACAGGTTGAACGGGTCGGAGGTCTCCGACATCAGCACGTTCTCTCCGGCCAGGAAGCCGAGGCGGTCGCGGTGCAGGAACACGTCGCGGAGCCGCTGCCCGTTGATTGAGGGGAACGGGTTGCTCGATTCGTCGCCGGCAGGCCGCGCGGTCCACTCCGGCGCTCCAAAGGAGAACCAAAAGCCGTCCGCGTGGATCGGGTCGGGGATGCGCTTGAGGATGTGCGGCATCGTCTTGCTGTCGAAGCGGTGCGGGATTCCCGGACGTGCAACCTCCAGGTAGACCGAGGAGGACTGCTTCTGCACGTAGTAGTCGTCGAATTGCGACTCGCTCGCGCCCATTACGTTGTAGATCGCGCCGGCTGGAACACCCGATGCGGCCTTGTCGTTGGGCTTCGGGAGATCGCTCATGGTCTGCACGGCCCCGTACAGCTTGCCCTTCGACAGTTCCTCGGAAGGAGCCACGACGACCGTCCGATTCACGATGAAGGTGGTGTCGGCGTAGGTGGCCGCGGCGAACACGGACCACGCCCGCTGGCCCTGGGTGTCCAAGTAGTCGAGCGCGTCTCCGGTTGCGTTGACCGTGTACTCCTTGCCGGTCTCGTGGTTGAACACGCGAATGCTGCGGTTACCGATAGCGACGATGTAGCGCTCCACGTCGTCGCGGAGGATCGAGTGGAAGGCACAGTCCGGGTCGAGGGTGTTGCCCAAGCCGGACACGAACTCTGCCGGAGGGCGCTTGCCGGCGCCCATCGCTGCGTGCAGCCAGGCGTTCACGGCTTTTGATAGCTGGGACGGTGAGCGGACGGTATCGTCCTGCTGGGACTCACCGCCCAGGAAGGTCGGGTAGGTGCCCGTGATTAGTGGCATCAGACATCCCAAATGTCGGACACGTCCGCCGAGCCACTGAGGAAGTTGTGGCCGCGGGCGTAGGTGAAATCGGCGTGCTCCTGCGCGAAGATGAGGTACGCCTCCTCCTCGTGCTTCTCGGTGAACACGTAGAGCTGATCGCTGCCCAGCACGCTCGTCTGGAAGATTCGCGCGGCGCGGACTGCGATGTAGCGGCGGGCCGACTCAGGCAGCTCCTCATAGGCGAGGAACCAGGTCACGAAGTCGGCAGTCGGCGGGGAGTCGAAAGTCTCGGCCAGGGTGCGGGGGTTGATGAGGCGCTTGCCGCGGAGGACCAGCGGCTCGCTGCCGCGTGCGGGAACCAGCTTGAGAATCGACTGCGGCGGCAGCACCTTCCTTTCCGCGTTGAGCGTGAAGGTGAAGCGCTCGCTGGTGTTGAACCACCATCCGGCGGTTTGGACCTCGCGGCTCACCGCGCGGAGGGTGTCGCGCGCCTGCGAGGCGTACAGGTTGCCGAGCGCGTCGAGGTCGCTGATCGGCGCGTCGCCGATAGCACCGAGCAGCACGTTTACGGCTTCGAGTTCCGTGGTCGGAGTGAGTTCGAGGTTCATGGATTCGGGCAAAAAAAGGGGGCCACCGACGAATCGGTAGCCCCCAGGTGGAGAGAGATAGGTCAACCCCCGCGTACCTTTCGGCAGAGGCGGGGGCGGCGTTGCTTACGGGGCCTTCGACAGCTCGATGGCGCCACGCGGGGCCAGGACGCCGTGACCCAGCGCGTACTTCGCCAGCATCAGGGTGCCCTGCTTCTCGCCCTGGTACACGTCCTCCAGGGACAGGTCCAGCAGCTTGAGGGTGCCAACCGCCGAGCGGTGGAAGATCACGCCCACGGTGTTCGCGTAGTTGCCGCGGTACTTCGACGGGATCGAGGCCAGGCTCGATTCATCGACACGCGGCATCGCGTTGATCTTCACCAGCGGGATGCGGGCAACCGACGCGATGGTGGCCTGGCCGTAGGAGCCGTTGGCCTCCGGGTTGATGTCCCGGTCGATCAAGTCCTTGTTCTCGGTCAGCAGATACCACTGAGCCGGAGCCAGGGCGCCGGTGAACTCCTGCGGGTTGTCCGGCAGCAGCTTCTCATCGAACAGCATCCGGGCCGAGCGGAAGGCGTCCGCCAGGACGGCCGGGTCGGTTGCCATCGTGGCGGCCTTGATGACGGCGCCGCCCGGCTGGCCCTCGACCTTGCCGTCCGTGGTGCGGGCGGCCTGGATCGCGCAGCGCAGCTCGTTGAGCATACGGCGCAGCGCCAGCTCGGAACCCTGCTGCTTGGTGTACTCCGAACGCACGTCGTAGTGGTTCATCGCCTCGTCGATGTTGGCGATGAAGGCGTGAGAGATCAGCATCGGGTCGAGGGTGATGATGGTCTCGTTGTGCTCGACCACCAGACCCTTGATCTCGGTGCCGGGCACATGGTACTCGGAGCCGATGGTGCCGACGTTCGGGAACGAGGCGGACTTACCGCTCTCGATGTTGCGGACGGTTACGCGGCCGTCCAGCTTGTAGTTCTCGACGAACGAGGTGATGACCTCGGCGGTGTAGTTCTGCTTGAACAGCGCCCATTCGTCGCCGTTGGCCTGGGCCTGACCCAGGCGGGAGGGGATTGCGTCGGACATTTATCCTTGAGTGGTTGGTGTTGATGGGTTACTTGAACAGCGGCGACACGGCCAGGCGCGCGGAGACTTCCTTGCGATAGGCCGGATCACGGTGGTAGCGCGGATCGCGCATCGCCTCGACGACCTGGGCCGAGGACTGGAAGGGCTTGGGGCCGGCATCGGCGTTCGGCGCGGTCTTGCCGTTGAGCAGACGCCCGTTGCCGCCGCGGAGCGCGACGAGGCCCTGGACAGCCAGAGCTGCGCGGCCGGCGTCGCCGGACTGCACCGCCTCGTTGAACGCGCGCTTCTGCTCCGTGCTCAGGTTGGTCTTGGCCCACTGGACGAGGCTGTTGTAGCCGTCCTTGCCCCCAGCAGGTGCGTAGACGGAGGTCTCGTAGTTCTGCACGCGGGCGCGCAGGCCATCGACGTACACGTCCACCAGTTCCTTCGGGTAGCCGGCGTCCTGGAGCTTCTTGTACGAGTCCTCACTCAGCGAGCCGTTCGTGTTGAACTCGTTGGCGAAGTCGTCCATGTTCAGGCCGGCGCGCGCCAGAGCATCACGGGCGTCGTCCTCGGACGCATCGTCGATGGTCGCGGGGCCGCCCTTGCCGCCCTTGTCGTCGGCCGGCTTGCTCAGTTCTGCGAAGGCCGCTTCCAGCTCCTCGACGGTCTTGTACTTGCCGCCGAACAGGCGCTCGCCGCCGCCGTCACCCTGGCCGCCATCGGCGGTCTGCTGGGTGCCCTGCGGGGCGCCTTGGCCCGGCTGCTGTCCTTCCTGCGTGATCCCGTCCAGGCTAACGGTCACTTCGGACTTGCCCGGCTGCGACATCACTTCACCTCGGGCGTGTAGTTGACGATCACCAGGCCGTTCGGCTTGCGGGTGATTTCGGCCGCGCCCTGGCGCTCGACCGAGGGCGCCTTGGTGGCTTCCTTGGTCTGCTTGGTGGTGGCCTTGTCGTTCGTTTCGTTCGCCATGTTTCCTCGGGGGTTATTGTGGTTGGGTCATTGCGCTTGCGATGTTCGGAGCCGCGCGCACCATCGCCTCCTGCATGGCGCCGTCCTGCTGCTCGGCAGCGAGTTCGTCGTCGGAGCGGATGAGGCCCTTGGTGCTGATGTCGGAGGCGGCCGCCAGGCGGGCGATGGCCTCGCCGGAGTTCAGGCGGCGGGACTTCTCCTCCTGACCGATCAGCGCATCTACGGCCTGACCGAACTCGATCAGCTTGTTGAGGTCGTGGCCGCGGCCCAGGGCAGCGATGCCCACGGAGATACGCGGCTTGACGAGTTCTGCGGGGAGCTGCGGGAGGCGGCCCTGCTTCTGGAGCTTGTCGAGGCGGCGGCGGATGATCGGCAGGAGCAGTTGCTCGCCGGACATGGCCATGAAGCCCGACAGCGAGTCGTCGAGTTCCTGGGTCAGTACGCGAATCTCGTAGGCGGTCACGCGCTCGCCGGGACGCTGCACGGCGGACTTCACGCCGAAGATCAGCTCCAACGAGTTCGCCAGCCCCTCGGCCTCCTGACGCACGAAGTTCAGGTCGTAGGCTTTCTGGAGCTGGAGCGTGGACACGTCGGCGGCGTCGCCCCGCAGCACCGCGCCGGATTCGGCCTCGGTGAGCTGCCGCTCGCGGATCGTCGAGGTCGGCTTGAGGAACAGGATGATCTTCGCCAGCGCCGCGGCGCCCTTACGGATCGCCTTGCGCAGAGCTTCGAGCGACTCGAAGGCGCCCACGTAGTCGTACACCAGGCCCTCGCCGTAGTCGTCCACGAGGGACGGCGGCGCGGCCAGGGGAATCCACGGGCACGCCTCGATGGGGTACGTACCGACGGTCTCGGGAATCTGGACGCCCTCGACTTCCTGGACCACTTCCCACACCGAGTTGTCCTCGGAGCGGCGAACCCAGGTGTAGAGGTTCACGTCGTCGTTCTTCGACTTCTCGTCGCGCTCCTGGGCGAGCTGCTGCATCACCGTGGCGCGGATCGACTCCGGCAGCATCGTCGGGGCGATCTTGTCGAGCGTGATGATCTCCAGCACGTTCCCGAGGCCGTCCCGGTCCACCACGTAGGAGGTCAGCGGGTACAGCTTGGGGCGGCCCTCGTCGGGGTCGTAGAGCAGGAAGTTGCCGGTGACGATGGCGTGCTTCGCCGCCTCCGACAGGACCGGGCGGATGCCGCTAGTCTCCAGGTCGTTGATGACGACGCGCTCCACGTCCACCAGCGCGGCCTCCAGCTCGGAGGTCTCCACGCCCGCCTGCTCGGCGTAGCTCTCGGCGACGGTCTGATCCGGCGCCAGCTTGAACACCGAGGCGTTCGGCGGGAGCCAGGCCAGGACGATCTTCGAGGCCAGGGCGTTGACGCACTTCGGGCCGGTGTCGATGTAGGCGGAACCGGGGGTGCGCGACTTGGCGCCCTCGTCCACCCACAGGCGCGGGAGGGTCACCCGAGCGCACCGCTTCGCGCGCGTCTCGGATTCCTTGCGGTTGCTCTTGAGGTCGCCGTAGCGCTTCGCGGCCGTCTGCTGCTCGGCCGAGGTCTGCTTGGCGTCAGCCATTCGGGATGGTCAGACCTTGGAAGGCGGTAGCGTTGTTCAGGTCCAGGCGGACCTTGGACTTCCGGCGCAGATCGGCAGCGTGGCCGGTCGGCTGGGTGTCCTGGCGGGTCAGCAGCTTGGGGTCAGGCTGCTGCGAATCCGGCATCTTTGGCTTGCTGCACATGGTTAGCGGGGGCGCTGCTCCATCTGCTCGACCTTCCGCAGCGCCTTGAGCCGTAGGATCAGGCGACGCTCGCCCTGCCGGAGCAGGAACTCCTCCTTCGGCTGGGCGGGGTCGTAGATCACTTCGGGGTGCAGCTCGTCCAGGAGGTCGATCAGGTCGTAGGAGTGCAGAGGGATTTGCATAGAACTCCTGGGTTATGAATAGGTGGGGAAACTTCGTTTCCCCCAAGAGTGACCACTAAATCCTCACCTCCGGGCCAGCGTTTCCGCGGCCATTCGGAGGCTCAGGACAGGGCCGTTGTTGTCGATCACGGCGTCGATCAGGTCGGCGCTGACGCCGGCCTCGGACGCATGTGCGGATACCGGGGCAGCGCTGTCGCGGACGACCTGCACCACCTCGCCGCCCCGCTCGCGGACGAAGGCGGCCTCGTTGTCGAAGCGAACGTCTGAGACGACTACGCCGGCAGCGCCGTCGCGGCGGGCCTGACGGATCTTCTGCGCTACCACCTTGACCCACAGGTCGCGGTCGATCATTTCCCGGCCCCATTCGGTGCCCACGGTCTGCATGAGGCGCCTGGGGGTCTGCCCGCCGAGCCAGTCGAGCGGCTGCTCCTTGACGGGGCCGTCCTCCATCGCGGATACCGGCAAGCCGGTGATGTCCGCCACGAAGGCGCGGATCGGCGCCGCGAAGGACAGCTTGACGAAGCCGTGATCGCTGACCAGGAACTCGGCCAGGGTGTCTTTGCCGCTGCGGGCGCGGCCGGTGATGCCGATGATCTTCATGGGAACTCCGGGAAAAAAGAAAGGCCCGCACGAGGCGGGCCGTAGGGGGGGACTTGGGGACGGGGGTTACTCGACGCGGGCCTTGGCCCAGGCGGGCCACTTGCCCCACATCTGGAAGCCGGAGCCGGCCTCCAGGGCGGACTCGTCGGTCAGGTTCTTGTCGGGGTGATCCACCTGGTCCCACACGCGCAGCAGGCGAGCGCACAGCTCGTCGTACACGCAGTCGGGGATCACCGGATCGTCGAGCTGGTAGTAGCGGTAGCTGTGCTCCACGTACTGCTCGAACAGCTCGTTCGGGTTACTCACGCGGCCCACCGTGCGACCAGCCACGCAGCGCCCAGCAGACCACCGATGTACGGCCACAGCGGCAGCTTGGCGCTGGCCTTCCAGATGGCGTACTGGATCGGGTTCATGCGGCCCAGGGCCACGCTCAGGGTGACCGCGCAGACGACGGCGAAGGCCACGGCCACGACGGCCAGGATGGTGACGAACAGCATCAGGGTTTCCACAGCTTCACTTCCTTGGTCTTGGGGTTGTAGTCGCCGTAGCGCAGGATTCGCGCGAGGCGTGCTTGGCGGATCGCGTCCTTCTTAGTCAGCGGCTCGGTGCCGCCGCGCGGGATGCGGGTGGTGTAGGTCTCGACGACGCGGTTCCACAGCGCGCCGAGGTGCTCCTCGACGGACGCATCGCGGTACGCCTCGTGGATTGGCATGAGCAGCTCGTCCGCGCCCTTGTGGCCGATGCCGGGGAAGCCGGGGTAGTTGTCCACCTGGTCGCCCGTGAGCACCTGCTTCATCCAGAACAGGTCAGCGTCGTGAGCCGAGATCGGCCGGACGCCCACGTCGGGACGGTTGGGGTTGTAGAGACGGATGCCGGGGATCGTCTGCATGTCCTTGTCGATGGACACGACAATGCGGCTACCTGGCGCGCGCTTCGGATTCGGGTGCGAGGCCAGCAGGCCCAGCACGTCGTCACCTTCCAGGTTCTCGATCTCCACGATCTTGTCGCCGAACTCGTCGTATACGAACTCGTCGATCACGTACCACAGGGCAGGCTTGTCCTTGCTGGCGCGGTTGAGCTTGTAGGTCGGGTCGATGTCCTTGCGGAAGTTGTGCTTCTTGCAGGACAGGGCCAGCAGGTAATCACGCGCGCCGAACTTCTCGACGATCTCGTCGATGTAGTCCTCCAGCTTCGCCTTCGCGCGCTCGGGCTGGATCGCTTCGACCTTGTTGCCGTCGCCGTTCCAGTCGATGTTCGCGGTGTTCGAGAACGCGAGCTGGTAGCGCAGCACGTCGGCGTCGATCAGCAGCAGGGGGCCGCGCTTGTTCATGCGTCCACCCACTGCCATCCCAGGAACGCCAGCGCGAACCAGCGGTGCAGCCAGTTCGGACGCTCCCTGACCTGCACGAAGAAGTTGCCGCCGATGACCCAGGAACCGGCCGCATGCGGTGGCCGATAGGTCACGTAGGAAGTCATGGCCGCTTCTCCGGGTGGCGCTCATACCACGCCTGTAGCTCGGCGGCGTAGCGCTTCATTCCGGCCTGGTACTCCGGGCCGTCGCCGAGCGGGTACTCGTACTCGTCGCAGACGTAATCGCTGGTGGGGATGTACGAGAATCCGCCATTGCTGTTGGGGATCAGCATCAGGCCACTCTCGGTGTGTCCTTTCAGGCACGAGCCGTAATCGGCGCGTGGCGGCCAAGGCTTCATGTCGCACGCAGCGAGGCCAGCGCACAGCGCCAGGATCAGAAGTGCGCGCTTCATGCCATGCTCTCGTGTACGGCGACCCAGCACTTCTCGCCAACGCGGCGGATGAAGTAGATCGCGGTGTTCCACTCCACGGGGCGCAGCATGCGCTCCGTGCAGCACGGGCACTTGGCGTTGTAGGCGTGAACGTCGGGCTGGTGTTCGAGCACAGCCACGCGGTAGGTAGTACACGGAGCGATCAAGCGGACATCGCCGTCAGCGGGGCCGCCAATGAAATGCACGCGAAGCTGATTCTCGTTCATCGGTTCGATTCCTTGAGGACTTCCAGGGCGCTCGCCTTGTCGGCGTTGCAGCGCAGGAGGCCGTCCTCGGCGTTGCCGCCGAAGCGGTAGAGGTCGTAGGTGGTGGTGGTCGGGTCAGCCATCACGGCGTCGAGTGAGGAGTGCGTGCCCTCAATGACGGTCGGCTGGAGGAACTGCTCCGGCACGACTTTCGAGGTGTGCGCGGCGCAGCTCGTCAGGAATGCGGCGAGACAGGTAATCGCCAGTTTCCGGGTCAGCATTTGCTGCAATCTCCACAGAGCGGTTGGTGGTGGCGCGGGCGTTCCGCAGCGCTGCATCGAAGGCAGAGCGGCGCACGGCTTCGCGGTTGAGGGTCTCGACGGTCTGCTTGAGGTCGGCCAGTTCCTTTGCCGACTCCTCCAGCTCCGTCACGCGCTGGGCCATTGCGGTGTACTTCCAGGCTGCGAAGCCGCCAGCCGCGAGCGCGGCAACGACCAGCAGCGCCGCGAGGGCGCGCAGGATGTTGGTTGGGTTCATCGGTTCTCTTGGACGAAACAGGCGACTCGCAGTAGCTCCGAGGGAGTCGCGTCGGACTTGATTTGGTTGGCGCGTGCGGAGATCACGCGGACGTTGCCGCGGACGTAGCCGAGGTCAGGGTCAATGCGGTCGAGCGTTGGTGAGTGCGGGCCTTGGGCCTTGCGCCCGACAGCGCGATAGAGCGGAATGCCAAGCGCCGGACAGAAGTCGGGAACCACGATGTCGTCGGCCGTGAGGTCGAACGGTAGTTCCTTCCTTGCTGCCCGGCGCTTTGCCTGGCGTACCAGGGACAGAGCGACCTCCCGCTTACCGCGGGTCAGTGCGTCTCGGCCCAATTCGTTCCGATCTTGAACTCGCCGTCGAGCGGACAGCGGAAGCCGAAGTAATCGCCGGCCTTGCGGATGGCGGCCTGGGCGGTCTTGCCCACGAACTCGGCCTTGTCCTTGTCCACCTCGATCTGCCACTCGTCATGTACGTTGGCGAGGAACTCGTAGTGGACGCCCGGCACCAGCCCTGCGGCTTGCAGGTCAGCGTCGAGGATCACCAGCGCCTTCTTCATCACAAGCGCACCGGCCGACTGGAGCAGCGTGTTGAGCGCCGCGTGGTCGCTGCGGATGTGCAACTTCCGGCCGTCGAGACCGATGAGGTAGCCCTTCTGCTTTGCGCGCTTCTTCACGCCGCTGACGAGCTTCTCCAGCGCCGGCAGTCCGGCCAGGAACTTCGCTCGCAGCTTGGCGCCAGCCATGCGGCCCTTGCCCACGATGGAGCCTAGCTTCGCGTCACCTGCGCCGTACAGGAAGGCGTAGATGAACGTCTTGGCGTTGTCGCGCGTCGGCAGTCCAGCCGCGGCCTGGTTGACCGAGTGGATGTCGCCTTCGAGGATCACCTTGGCGTACTCGCCGTCGTCGTGTCGCGCCATGAAGTGCGCGAGGCAGCGCAGCTCCAGGCCGGAGGCGTCGGCGCCCACCTGCAACTTCCCGGTCGGGACGCAGAACAGCGAGCGACACTCCTTGCCGTAGGGCACGCCGACCTTCGGCACCTGGGCGATGTTCGGCTTCGAGTGCGTCATGCGGCCGGTGACCGCGGCGTTCTGATTGACGCTGCCGTGGATGCGGCCGTCCTTCTTGATCGCCTTGAGCCACGCCTCGTCGCCCTCGGCGAGCTGGCCGAGTCGCTTGTTGACGATGAAGTGCTCCAGCAGGAGCGGGATGATGGGGTACTTGAGATCGCCGAGGACATCTTCGTCGATCTTCGGCTGCCCCTTCTCGGTGAACTCCTGCGGCTCCCAGCCGTACATGGCCTTGAGGCGGTCGGCGATGTGCGCGCGGCTCGCCGGGTTGAACACCACGTCCTTGTAGGTCGTGACCTCCACACCCTTGACGTAACCGCGGCGCTTGTCGTCGCGCTTCGGGACGAACTTGCGCTTCACCACCTTCCACGGCGGGATGACCTTGCGCAGCTCGGCTTCCAGCACAGTGCGTCGGGAGACGAGCACCTGCTCCAGCTCGCGGGCCTTCTCCTGATCGAACAGGTAGCCGTAGCGATGCTGGCGCGCGAGGATCGGCGCAACCGCCTGCTCCAGCTCGATTGCTTCCTCGGGCAGGCCCTTGGACATCAGTAGCTTGAACAGCTCTTGCGTCACCGCAACGTCCTGGTCGCAGTAGTCGTCCATTTCCTGATTCCACTCGGCCCACGGGTCGAGTCCGCGCGCTTCCATCTGCGCGGCGTAGTCGCCCTTCCAGCGATCCAGGCGGTAACCCCAGGCTTCCAGGGAGTGACGCCCGATGAGCTTGCCGGGGAGCTTGGGGTTCGCGCCCTGCTTCTTCCGCGCCTTGAAGTCCCGATCCTTGAGGTCGGGGTAGATCAGCGTGGACATCAGGAGCGTGTCGAAGTACGCCTTGACCTTGAAGCCAGGGAACACCTTGGCGATTGCCGGGATGTCGAACCCGGCGATGTTGTGGCCGATCACGCGATCCGCGCGGGCCAGGATTTCAACGCCTTCCTCGATGGTGTACTGCCCGGTCCCGTGGTTGTTGCACGAGTAGACGGGACCGTCCGGCGTGCCGTCGTCGGTGACGAGCTGCCAGGAAATGCAGTGGATGGTGTCGAGGGTATCGAGGAGGCCGTTGGTCTCGATGTCGAACACGATAGGCAACGGCTGTCCTCCTATCAGTAGCCGTGGGTGGTGACGGGGAGACTCCGCACGCGGCGGCGGGCCGCGACGATGTACTCCGGCTCCGGCAGTCGGGCCGGCTCGGGACGAACGCCCTGCGGCATGTGGCCGTCGATGCCGTCGTCCTCGAACAGGTCGCCCTGTTCCGGCTCGACCTCCTGGTCGGGATGCAGCGCGTAGCCGTAGTCCTCGACGTAGTGCTGGATGCGGCGCACCGTGCGTTCGGTGCCGTTGTTGTTCAGCACGTACAGCAGGCGACCCAGCGCGTCGTCCTCGGCGCCCGGCAGCGACAGCACGGCGGCCAGCGTCGGGCTGACGTAGGCGGCGACGTGTGCGCAGCAGCGGAAGTCGAAGCGATCAGCGTGGTCCAGCGCGTCGCCGAACTCGAAGCCGATCAGGGAGACGAGGTGGCCCGAGGGGGCCGTGAAGTTGATGACACCGTTGGGGCTGTCCGCGCGTTCCCAGCCCGGTTCGTCGTCGAGGATGTCCGCGACCTTGAGGAAGTCCTCGCGGCTACGGAAGAAGCAGTCGATGTCCTTGATCTCGGTGCCGTCGAAGTGCGCCCGAAGGCATCCGCCGCCGAGGATGACCTCGGGGCGGATCGCTTCCGGCAGCAGCGCGAACAGCGAAACCGCGTGCTGCATCAGGTTCATGGGTTCCCCTTAGCGGATCAGGTTGGTGAAGCGCTCGGCGACGCGCAGGGCGCGCTCGGCTTCTTCCTCGTGCATGTCGGCCTTGTCGTGGATCGCTTCGGCCTTGACGCGCAGCGAGTCGGCCTTGGTCACGCGGTCGTCGGCGACCTTGAACAGCTCGTCCACCTGCTTCTCCATCTGGCCGACGATGCTGTTGACGGTCGGGCGACGGAACGGGGCGGCGATCATGTCGAAGGCGATGGCGATGGCGGTCTTGATGGTCATTGCTGGAACTCCTGGGCTTGGACTGTGATGAGGACGCGCCGTCCCGGCTTGCCGAAACGCTTTCGGCAATCCGCTTCGGTGCGGGGAAGTTCGTAGGGGAGCGCCAGCGATTCGGCGAAGCCGATGGGCGCGTCGGTGGGGATGTAGCCGACGTGGTGTCGGCCGGTGCTAGTAGTCGGTGTTTCCTGACTCATCGCGGAAAGAGGCACCTCCGTCGAAGTCGGGCGCCTCCGCGTTGAGTAGGCGACCCGTGCTGTGGTCGTAGCAGTAGTAGAGAACCTGTCCGTTGGACTGGCCGGTGTAGCGGTCCTTGAGCACGCGGAACGTCGTGGTGTTGCGCTCCTGCTCGTCCTCGGCTTGCGTGTTGCGCTCCAGGCCGAACGCGAAGTGCGTCCAGAAGCCAATCGCGCGGCTGCCCTTGAAGTGGCGCAGCATCACGCGGCCACCTTCCTCGTGCGGCTTGCCTTCGGGAGTGGCGAGGTGCGAGACCAGGTAGATGCAGACGAGGTGGCGTTGCGCGAACTGCGCGATCTTCGCCATCGTGTCCTCCAGCATCTTCCGTTCGTCCTCGGCGCCTGCCGCGAACGACGTGAGGTTGTCGAGGACGATGTGCTTCACGCCCTCAGCGACGACCATGTGGCCCATCTTGGCTTCGATCACGTCCCACTCGGTCGAGCCGAAGTGGTCGTAGACGAACACCTGGCCGCGGTCGAGCACCTCGAATGCGGAGATCAGCTCCTCCTGCGTCCAGCTCCCATCGGGAACGTGGAAGCGTCGGCCGCCGACCTTGCCCGCCAGGCGCTTCGCCGTCTCGACCGGCTGCTGCTCCAGGAAGAACAGGCCGACCTTGCCCTGGCCGGTCTCGGCGATGAACGCCGCTTCCTCCATGAGCCAGTCGGTCTTGCCGATGCCGGTGCCTGCGCCGAACGTGTAGACCTCGCCGTAGCGCTTGCCGTAGGTCAGCGCGGTGAGTCGCTCGTCATGCCACGGCATCCCGACTTCGACCGGCTTGAGCGCGCGGTCCTTTAGGGAGCCGAAGGTGATGACGCCATCGGGGCGCTTGGTCTGCGCCTCGTAGATCGCGCGGGTGATCGCCTCCGCTTCGCCTCGCTGGAGCAGTTCGCTCGGGTCTTTCGCGGGGAGCTGCGCGATCTTGGCCTTGCCCGGCGTCAGCAGCAGCGCAACCTCCTGCGCGGCGTGCTGGCCCGGCTCATCCATATCGAACATGAGCACGACTTCATCGAAGCTGTTGACCCAATCGAGTTCCCGCGCGATGGACTTGGCCGCGCCCTGTGCCCCGTTAGGGACGGACACGACAGGCCATTTGAGGCCGAGAACCTGTGCGACGGTGATTGCGTCGATCTCGCCCTCGGTGATGACGAGGCGCCGGCCAGGCTCGTAGAGGTGCTGGCCGAACAGCCCGCACTTCTTGGAGTCGCCGATGAACGAGAACTTCTTGTCCGGGTATCGGAGCTTCTGCGCGACGATGCCGCCATCGCGCTTGTAGTTGGCGATCTGCACGGTCTTTCCGTGCTTATCCTTGCCGATCCAGTAGCCGTACTTACGACACGCTTCTTCGGTGAGGCCGCGCTTCGCCAGAGCTTGCGGTTCGCCCCTTGCAAAGTCGGTCATGGTTGTCCTGCTGTTGGTGTTGGGTGAGACCTCCTCGCCTTCGGCCTTCTCGTAGTAGCCGCAGCCGAAGCAGTAGCCGTGCCCGTCGCTGTAGCGCGCAAGGTTGTCCTTGCTGCCGCACTCGGGGCACGGTTCTTTGTGGAGGTATTCGGATTCAGCGCTTCGCACGCTCCACCGACCACATGCGCTTGCGGTAGGCGATGCCCAGGCGGCGATTCAGCGCGCCCTTGACGATGCGGCCCAGGCCGCGGAACGGCTGGTTGGTCTGCGCCCATGCGCTCTCGAAGGCCAGGCGCATTGCGGAGGGGATTACGGTGGTGGCGTTGGTCATGCGTTCTTCTCCAGCAGGAACTTGGTGAAATCGGCTACTTCTTCGGTCGCATCGGTCTGTGTCATGCCCAGCTCCTCGACGCAGTAGTTGCGGTAGAGCTGGAGCATCGAGTCGAGGCGGTACTGCTTCGGCGCGCGGCGCGGAGTCAGCAGCGGCGCCTTGGCGCGGCGCTGGCGGCGGGACAGGCGATAGCGCGTGTACCGCTGCCCCGCGGCGTCCTCGCACGTCTGCGTTTCGATCTCGTAGCCGGCAGCGCGCAGCTCATCGACACGCGAAGCCAGGCGGCGGATGCGGTACACGCCCTCGGCCTGCCAGGAGGTCAGGTGCGAGTGGGCGCGCAGGTGGGACAGCACGGTTTGCGTTTGCGGGGACAGCGGTTTCACGTCGGTTCTCCTATCGAGGGAAATCAGGTGCCCACACGACCGGCTTGCCGAAAGCCGCGATGAGGCGGCGCAGTGCGGCGTGCTGGGCGTCGGTGAAGTTGTCCTCGGGCTGCATGGCGTCGTTGACGCCGCCGAGGAGGCAGACTTGGTATGCGGATCGGTTGTGCTTGCCGGCGAGGGCGCCGGGCTGATTCATCGGGCGGCCGTCGAAGATCGAGCCGTCACGTTCGATGACGAAGTGGACTGCGATCTTCGAGTAGCCCTGCGAGCGGTGCAGGCGTGCGAGTTCATCGCCAGTGGTGACCTGTTCGGGACGGGTCATGCTTGCGAGAACGAACAGCGCCTCCACCGATTCCAGTGGTTTGAGGCGCACTTAGAGCTTGTAGAGGTGGACTTCGGTGCGCGGCTCCTCGCCAGGCTCGGCGAATCGCTTGCCGGAGAGCAGCCACATGACTTGCTTGTCGTCGTGCCAGTAGCCCGTGGCTTTGGTCACAACGTCCATCGGCCCCTTGGCGTAGTTGTCCACGTCGCCCTTGGGGAACGCGGCCTTGGAAGTCTTGGCGCGTTTGATTACCGCAATAGTGACCACTAAAACCAGATCGGTCGGTGCGAGGTCCAGTTCGCCGGCCGGTAGATGCTTCTCGGCGGCTTCCTTCCAGGTCTTGTAGGTCTTGCCGTAGTAGACGCCCCAGCGCGACACCTTCGGGCGCGAGGCGGGCACCGGGTCAAACGGGAACGTGAGGGAGGCCAAATGCTTGGCCCCCCTCGCGGTGTCCACGATGACCGACAGCGGATCAGTAGTCGCCGTCGTCATCACCTTCGTCGTCGCCATCGGCGTCGTCGTCGTCATCGCCAGCGGTCTTGCCGGCGAACGGCGCGTCGTCGTCGGCCTCGAAGCCGTCCTCCTCGCCGAAGCCGTAGTCCTTCGCGTTGCGCTGGCCGAACTCCACCAGGTCGATCACCTGCACGGCGACCAGGCGCAGCGACAGGTAGAACTTCTTGGCGGATTCGACGAAGTGGCCGCCCAGCTCGAACGAGACCTTGAGCGTGCTGCCGCCGCCGATCTGCGGGGCGACTTCGATCTTCTTGCCCTTGGCGTCGAAGATGTCCGGGCGCATGGTGAACGGCTTGCCGGTGCGCTTCGACACGCCCGAGGCGCGCATCTTGAACTTGAGCAACATGCGGCCGGTCTCGTCGCCGTTCTCGTCGGTCTCCTCGGTGAACACCGGGGCGACTTCGGCCGACTTCTTCTTCTTCGGGTTCTCGCTAAGGAACTCCTGGAACAGCTCGTCGCGGCGCTTCTCCAGGAACTTCACCAGCTTGTTGTATTCGGCGTCGTCGCTGTCGTAGGCCAGGCTGACGGTGTACTCGCCTTCCTGCTTGAACTTGGTGTCCGGCTCATTCAGACGCGGCCACACGGCCACGCCCTTCGGGGAAACGAAACGCTCGCGCTTGTTCTTGCTCATTCTTCGATCTCGTAGATGGGTGGGAGGTAGATGCCGGCGCGCCACAGGTCGGCGGCGGCGGTCAGAGGTGCGTGCGCGGAGACGCCGAGGGCTTCCTCGACGGCGAACCCGATCAGCTCCTCGGCCACGAAGGCGTCGGTGATGGGGTCGCGGCTCACGGGTAGTGCTGTTTCAGCTCGCGCTCCGCGTAACGGCGCACGGCGTTGAGGGTGTTGACTTGCCGGTAGCGGCAGTCCTGCTCCATGCGCGACACGACGCGCATGACTTCCATCGGATCGAGGCCGAGCACCTCGACGAAGTTCTTGTAGGCAGTCGCCAAGCCGATCACCTGGTCGGCCGGATGCCCCAGCGATTGCACGGCGTCGATAACGACGAAAGCGCCGCGTGCGGCGCTCTCGGCGGATCGGCTGTGCAGACCGTCGATGACGCGATCACGCACCGACGTACTGCTCCGTCATGTGGTGCTTGAACTCCTCCAGCGTCCCGTGCTCGGCCGGGTTGTAGATGCCGAGGACGACGCCGAAGTGGTCCTGGGCGACGTAGGTGTTCAGTGCGTGCTGATAGTTGATGCTCATGTCGTTGTCTCTCTTGGGGTATCAATTGCCAAACGGGGATGGACTAGGCAAAGAAATAGGCGGACTCCAGGACCAAGTTCAGGTCCAGGTCGCCGTGCGGCGGGAGGGCGGGAAGCTGCTCTGCCGCTTCTGGCGGGAGCTGGTCTGCAAGCTGCTGTCGGAAGTCCGCCAGCACGTCACCGCTGTACTGATCCACGAACGCCTGGCGAAGTGCGGCTGCCAGAACTGCGGCGCGGCCGGCGTGAGTGCCGTAGGAGTCGTGGATCATGGCGAACGACGTGATGCCGTTGTCTGCCGCGAGGCAGGTGGTCAGCATCATGTGGCTGGCGTCGCAGGAGTGAACGAAGTTCGGGCTGATGCCGAGGGTCTGCCGGCGACGGTCCAGTTTGGTTCCGCCAATAGTGACCACTAAATTCACCTCGCGGCCTCCAACGTGCGGACGAATGCGCACGCCTTCCTCCTCGCGGTACTCCTGGAGCACCGGGAAGCCGGCCGGCGTGGTCCAGCTCACCGGCAGGTCAGCCGACGACGCGACCTTCGACGCCTCGCGCAGCCAGTCCATCGCGGCGCGGGCTGCGATCACCACCTCGCCGATGCACTCCCACAGCAGGGCCGCCAGATACTCGGCGGTTTCCCAATCGTCACCCAGGCCCAGCTTCTTCATCTTGCCGAGCACCTGCGAGCGCATCCCGGACTTGGTGACACCGTAGGGCAGCGTCATCACCGGCTGCTTCACGATGTCGCGCGTGAGCTGGCCGTCGAGCTTGATGGCGATGGGATCGCCGGCCTCGGCGCGAGCCGCCAGCTTCACCTGGGCCACGTCGCGGACGCGGGTGTAAATGTCGGCCGGCTTCACCTGCGGCACCAGGTTCGTCGCGGCGCCGCCCACGGAATCGCGGAGCATCGCCGAGAAGTTCTGGAGGCCGTTGCAGGAGCCGTCGAGCGCCACCGCGATGTGCGAGACGTGATCCTTGCCGTTCACGCTGTAGCCCAGCCATTCGATGCACGCGGCCAGCGCGCAGAACGGGCTGTCGGCGTCCACCCAAAAGCGCTGGCCGTCCAGCGGGTCGAGCGCGGAGTCGAGAATCTGCTCCTCGTGCTCGCGCACCCAGGCAACGCGCTCCTCGAAGGACACCTTGTCCACGCCGAAGCAGTTGGCGACATGGACCGCCAGCCAGAACGCGCCGTCGTCGCCCAGGGGCACGCCCTCAGCGAAGTGCAGCAGGCCCTTCGCCACGTCATCGCCCTGCGGGTTGAGGATCGGCGGCAGCGGGTAAGCGCGACCGCGGAAGTCCAGGTTGTGCGGGAAGTAGATCGCCGGGAACTCGGCGAACTTCTCGGCCAGGCTGATCTTCTGCGCGGTGCTCAGGCGATTCGACACGCTGCGCGCGTTCTCCTCGTAGACCTGGGCGCGCTCGCGCTTCCATGCCTTGAACTCGTCGGCGTGGTGCTCCTTGTAGTAGTCCGGGTCGGTGTCCAGCATGGCCGGGCGGCCTGGCAGCTCCAGCAGCTCGCGGTCGGGTAGGCCGGCGATGTTGCCGCCCGCGTTCCACAGCTCGCGCATGACCTCCAGCACCGGCTGGTTGATCTTCCACGGGGTCTGCTGGATCGCGTTGACCGCCTGGTACACCAGCGGCATGTCCACCAGGGCCAGCTCGCGCTTGTAGGCGCGGTTGCGGGTACGCACGAAGTCCGCCCGGCCGCCGATGTCGGTCAGGTAGCCGCCGTCGCGCGGCCCGGTCCAGGGACGCGGCGGGACGACCATCGGCATCAGCACCGGCTGGAACAGGGCGGCGCTCTCGTGGGCCTTGGTCAGCCAGTCGAGAATCTTTTGGTTGCCGCGGATCAGCAGCGGGGTCTTTTGGGCACCCTCGCGGTGCTGCACCAGCTCGACCAGCCCGGTCGCCTCGATGAACAGCTCGATGAGCTTCATGCCCACCAGCAGGGCGTCCTTCTTGGACAGCACCAGCCGGTTCTCCAGCTCGGCCTCGGCGGCGACGTGGCGCATGACCGCGGTCGAGTGGCGGGGCGAGGTGGACTTCTTGAGTTGCTCCTGGACGACCCGGTGCAGGCCGGGGTGCTTCTCCTTGAGCAGGCGGAAGTTGATTTCATTTGCAACTTCCTCGCCCAGGCTGATCGCAACGGCGACGGCCTTGGCCTTGTCCTGGACCAGGGCGTTCACGCAGGAGAGCGCCGTCAGGTAGGCCAGGGCGTGCGGGTCGAGGAACCGGACGAACTTGAGGGCGGCGTGGCGCTTGCCCGGCTTGCCGGTGTCCGCCTCGGCGACGAACGCCTGGATGGCGGCGGCGGTCGCGCCGATGGATTCCATGACCAGCTTGCGGCCGGGGCCGGTCTCCGATTCGGAGCGCTGGTCCCTGATCTTCTCGTACCGGGCGATGCCCAGGCTGGTGCTCTCTTTCTCCAGTTCGAGCTGCGCGTTGTGCAGGTCGGTGTCTTGCCAAGTCGTCAT